GTTAAAACAAGAAAAGAAGATTAAAGCACAAGAAAAAAAATAATCATATGCCATTATCAATAATGCAAAAATATCCATCTTTTGAGGAATATTATAAAATGATACCTAAAGGTAAAAATGATACATCTTCTTACAATTTAAGAGCATATTACGAATCTAACCCAAAGGCTGCTATGGAATTTATTAAACCGGATACACATGCGCCTGATACATTTAAACTACCAAATCACATAACCTTTAGTGACGAATCTATGTATCATAACGATAAAACTCTGGGGGGTAAATGGTCATTTGAAAATGGTAAAGATGTATTTTATGCATCTTCATTAAATATAAAAAATGCAGGGGGAGCTGAAAAACTTCAAAAGTATTTTAATGAAAATGAACCTAATGTTAAATTAATTATACCTAAATAATAATTTATTATGGCAACTAGTATAATGAAAAAAGGAGATAAAAGCAAAACTCCAATGACAGATGTTGATTTTCCACAGATAGTAGAAGATCAACATAAGGCAATAATAGCCACTCCATTAAGAGCAATGGCAAATAGTATTGATATAATAGACCCAAGAAAAATAAATGCTACTACAGGTAAGTTATTAGATCCAAATGCAGATTTAGTCGGAGGCAAATATTCTACAGATAGGGTAGTAAATATAGTAAAAGCAGCAAAAAGATATGGTATTAATCCATATGACTTGCTTGCTGTTGATTTACAAGAATCTGGGTTAGGTAGTTCTAAAAGGGAAGGAAGTGATAATATTGGTCATGTTAAAATGGAAAATTATGAATTAAAAGTTCCATCAAAATTATCTGAAGAAGAAGCAAGAAGTGATGGATATGACCAATTTGCAAGAGCATATGCTACAAAAATGCAATATGCAGATAAACTTGGCATAACAGACCCTGCAACTAGATTACAAACTTATAATGGCTTAGGAAAAATAACAGGTAATACAGAAAAAGGTTATCATGGGTTTACTATGAAAAAAATATATGGCGTACCTATTCCATCTGAAGGTATTGATATGAAACAAAATCCATTGTATGGTAAAAGAGTAATGGATATAAGAGATAATGTACTAGCAAAAGACCCTAATTTAGCACTTTATATACAACATATAAATCCATAATTAATATTGTTCATTATCTAAGTGATCTTCATAAGCTGACCCAATAATATAACAAATTATTGCTACTAATATAAAAGCAATTATGCCAAGCAGTATTTTCATATTATTTAATTTCTGTTTGTTCTAAAATAACTTTACCTGCATCAGATAATGGTCTAGCAAATATCCTTAATTTTTTTCCAGTATTAGGGCATACAAATGTTACACCTGCATCTTGGTAAGCTTTAATTACTAATTCTATGCCACCATGTTCATCAGGACTAGCTCCAATAACATGAATATCATCATAATCAAATTGCATGCAAAAGTCACATCCTCCTATATAGGGTTCTTTATTTTGCGGAATGTTTGCTTTCTTTTTAGTTTTTGCCATTTTATTTTTATTTTATTTCTTTTATGTCTACAACTTTAACTGTTTCTCCATAGATATATGCATCTAGGACATTTTCAATTATTTCTCTTTGTTCTGGTGTAAGCAATGCTACTTTTTCAACAATAGCTGGAACTGCAAATACATCACTTTTAATTTCTTCTTTAATACCGCTTCTAACTATATCAGGAAGAAATGGGTGTGTTATAATGTCACTAAAAATCCAAGTAATTTTATCATTATATTTTTTAAATAACCTTGAACCTTGTGAGTTAGGAAATTGTCTTTCAAAATCTTCAAATTGTTCTTGAGCCATTTTTAAATTTTGGATAGCATTTATGATATTTGCTCCAGAGCCTATATTCATTTATTAAAGTTTTTATGTGTTTCTTCAATAACATTTAAATATTCTCTTGCTTTTATTACTTTTTGCTCAATGCGTAATATATCATCTTCATTTCTACTAACGCTAAACATTAGTATTCTTTCATCCATTAAAATATCATCAAAAGTCATATTAAATTCTATTTTCATTGCTTCTTGAATAAATTCTGGACTTTCTTCTGATATTACATCCATCTTTTTAAGCAAATAATATTTCTCTTGTTGGATAATATTATCAGGCGTGTTTACAAGACAATATGCAATGGTAGCCTTTGTTTTACCTGTAAGCCACATATAGCTTTGCATTTGCCAATAATATAAATTATCAAGCTTATCTGGAAGATTTCCCAAAAATGTCCATAGATCATAACTAGATTTAATGTCAATAATACCATCATCTATAATATCTGGTAGCCCTGTTATGTATTTATTTGAGAATCTTTCCGTATTTTTAGTAAAAGGTTTCTTTAGATACATTGATAATAATTCAATCGAATCTTGCTCTGCTTCTACACCTTTTTTCATTTGCTTTGTTTGAATATCTCTTTTCCTATTATACTTTTCAGAAATATAAATATCTAGCAAATGTTTTTGTGCTGTCTTAGAAAGTAATCCAGCTTCTTTATCTGCCTTAGATACAGGTTCAGTCATTAAATACCCCACAGAACTTGCTCTGATTAAGGTTTCATTAAAATTTATCATAGTTAAAATAGTTTTCCTTGTTGTTCAAAATAGTGTGAATTTAGTCCAAAGTTTTTTCTCATAGCGTTATATGTTTCAAACCATGCTTTTGCTTGTGATTTTGCCATACGCTCAATTCTTTCACAATACTCAATAGCTTCTTGCCTATCTTTCATTATCCAATATCCTTTGGCATCAGATAATATCATGTAGCCTTTCTTAATTCTTAAATCTCTAATTATCTGTCTTATCTTTCTTAATGTTGATTCTCTTCTATCTACTTCATGTGTCGGGTGACTACCTAACCATCTTTCTGAATTAGCAATTTCTTGTTGTGTTATTCTGTTATTAGCACTTAAGATTAAATTTAAAATAGATTGCTCATCGATAGTAAGTTGCATTATTTAATAGTTTTAAGTTTATCATTATAATATCCCAAAAGCTCTGGATTGCTTTTAGCCATTAACTCCCATGCTTTTAAATCTTCTTTTGTATTGCAGGCATCGATAAACTCTTTTGTTTTTTCTACTAAAGTTTTTTTAGATTGGGTTGGAATAATTTCATCAGGTACTTGGTCGTCATAAAAATATCCTAAGTCTTTAAGCCTAGCAACATTTTGTTTATGATAATCTTCAACAAGATCTCTTGCGATGTCTAATGCTTTATTGGCTGATTCTCCTTGGTTAATAGAAAATTCAACACCGATTTTTTCAGATGAATAATTTCCGAGATTAAAAGTTTTTGTGTAGTTAATAGTTTGAATGTGCATAGTAGTTTATTTAATTCTGGTTACAGTGGTTTTTGTGTCTGTGTTGTCATCAACAGACTTAATTTTAAATGATTTATTTTTATTTTCAACTTTCTTTTTTAAATTAGAAACCATTACTATTACCGATGTATATGGATTGCTTAATCTAAGATGCTCGCCTAGTTTTAGATCGGCTACCTTACTGGAAACCGAATCTGGGGAAATGCTTCTTGCCATGTTGTGTGTTTTAAAGACAAAATTAATTTAATTAATTTAATTAAAAAAATAAATTTAATTAAATTTAAAATAATGAACACTTGCGTAGTATGACTACTAACAATTAACAAATTATGTTACAAATCCATATATATCAGTAACATATCTACCCTAATTATGTTACAACATTTTACATATTGTACCATAACTATTTAACAAATGTTACCAATTTGGTTACATCACCAATATGGTTAAAAGTTCGCTAATAGAGAACTTTGAGCCGTATATGATTGACAATCGGCTCACTTGTAAAATATAAAAAACCCCTGCTTTTTACACAGGGGCTAAAACTACTAAATCTACAAACTATGATAACCGCCGTAAAAATACGAATTATTTTTCAATAAATTTCTTTTTTACCAAGTTTAACTTTGCCCTGTATTCTAGGACTAAGCCTTTTAGCTCATCTCTTGTAGGTCTAACTGGTTGTCTAGCTGTTTCTCTTAGGTACTCAACTAGAGCATTATTTTCTTCGTGTAACTTATATTCAAACTCATCTAAATTGCCATCCTTATAACAATTA